ATTGGGGTTTACAAGTATGGCAAGGCGAAGATGTTGATATAGATAATTTATTTGAAGATACTGAAGATTTAAATATTAAAAATAATAGTAGTTTAATATTAAAATATGAAGAAGAAGAATATTTAACTATTCAAGAAAAAATTAAAGAATTAGGCAAGAAGCCAGAAGAAATATTTAGACAAGCAGTAGGTTTATGAAATTGTTTTTAGCAGGTGCTGGTTGGGAAAAAACTTGGATGGAAGTTGATTATTACAATTTTAATCGATTACACACTTTTTTTCATATGTCAGAAAATGAAGCTAAGGTATTACATAAATACAATAACTTTTTATTGGATAGTGGAGCATTTTCAATGTTTGGTGGTGCAAAAGTCAATTTAAAAGAATACGTTAATAAATACATTGATTTTATAAATAAATATGATGTTAAGCATTTTTTTGAATTAGACATTTACCAATTAATAGGTAATGCTGAAACCGAAGAAATTAGAGAGTATATTGAAATAAAAACTAATAAAAATACAATACCAGTATTTCATATTTTTTTAGGTATAGATTATTTTAAAAATTTATGTGATAAATATAATTATATAGCTATTTCAGCAAGTGGTAAATTTTATAGTAAATGGACAAGAAAACACCCTGAAAAATTATATAAGTTATTACAATATGCAAAGACAAAAAAAGTAAGAATACATGGTTTAGGTTATACAAGTAACAAAATGGCTGAAATGCCTTTTTACTCGGTTGATAGTACAAGTTGGTTAAGTGGTAATAGATTTGGTGCTGTTTATAGTTTTAAAAATAAAACTATGTTAAAATATGATAAACCAAAAGGTAAAAGAGTAAAAACCCATGAAACAAATAAACATAATTTTTTTGAGTGGGTAAAATATGGTAAATATTTAAATACAATACAGATATGAAAAAAGCAATAGTGTTATTAAGTGGTGGACAAGATTCAACTACTTGCCTTTATTGGGCAAAACAAAATTTTAAAGAAGTTAAAGCAATAGGTTTTAATTATGGTCAAATGCACATTAAAGAACTGGAACAAGCAAAAAAAATTACTGATGAGGCATTTGTTAGTTATAAGGTTTTTGATGTTACTGGTTTATTAGCAAAATCATCTTTAACAGAACATACAGACCATAATAAAAAAAGTTATTTAGATGAAAGTTTACCAGCGAGTTTTACAGCTGGGAGAAATTTATTGTTTCTAACTATTGCAGCAAGTTATGGTGCTGAGTTAGGAATTAACGATTTAGTGACTGGTGTTTGTCAAACTGACTATTCAGGTTATCCTGATTGTAGAAGAACTACAATTGATGCTTTACAAACCACTTTATCTTTAGGTGTAGGAAATGGTGATTACAGAATACACACTCCATTAATGTATTTAGATAAAGCGGAAACCTGGAAGTTAGCTAAAGATTTAAATTGTTTAGATGTTATTATAAATGATACGTTAACAGACTACGATGGTAATATGACTAAAAATGAGTGGGGATATGGTAGTGAAACAAATCCAGCAACAGCATTAAGAGTTAAAGGTTATTATCAAGCAAAAGAAAAAGGATGGATTTAAAAATTCAAAAAAAATATTATTTCTATGCTGGTCACAGAAATGTAACTGCTGGAGAAAAGTGTGCTAGATTACATGGTCATACATACGATGTTAAATGTATTTTTAATTTTAATAGTATGCATAATGGAGTAACTATGTTATTTCAAGATATTGATAATTTAGTTGAGCCAATAATTAAATATTACGACCATTACTTTTTATTACATGATAAAGACCCTTTGTGTAGTGTGTTTGACATACATAACGAACCATACAGAGAATTACCTTTTGAAACTTCGGCTGAAAATATGGCTATGTGGTTATTTAATAGAATTAAAAATGAAGCTAAACTACCAATTATTGAAATACATTTAGCAGAAACAAAATCATCAACAATTATATACAATGGTACAGAAATTAGCAGTTAGTGAAGTTTTTTACTCAATACAAGGAGAGGGCAAAACAATGGGAGTACCAAGTGTTTTTGTAAGGTTAGCTGGATGCAATTTAATGTGTGGTGGTCAAGGTACTCAATTTGATGGAGAGTTGCATAATGGTGCTTTATGGCGGTGTGATACTGTTGAAGTTTGGATGAGTGGTAAATCTAAACCAGTTAATGAAATAATAGATGATGAATGTGTAAAAGCAATTAAAAAAGGTGCTCATGTTATTTTAACTGGTGGTGAACCTATGATGCAACAAAAACCTTTATTAGCTTTTATTGAATATTTACATGATAATATTAACCCAGATGTTTTTATAGAAGTTGAAACAAATGGTACTGTGATGCCAAGTGATGAAATGTTTAGAAAAATTAATTTATGGAATTGTAGTCCTAAATTATTAAGTAGTGGTAACAGTAATGAGCAAACTTTTAAACCTGATGTAATTAAACGAATAAATTTATTTAATGCAATATTTAAGTTTGTTGTACAAAATGATACTGATTGGTTAGAAATAATGAGAGATTATTTTAGTATAATAAATAAAGAAAAAATTTGGTTAATGCCGGCAGGTGAAAATCAAGAATTATTAAATAAAAATAAACAAACAGTAGTTGAATTAGCAAAAAAATACTACCTAAATTTCACTACAAGATTGCACATAGAAATTTGGAATAAAAAAACTGGGGTATGAAAAAATATATTACTTGGAAAGAGGTATTTGATAGAGCAAAATCTTTAAAAAATCGTTTAACAGCTAAAAACCTTAAATATTATGGTGTACCAAGAGGCGGTCAAATTGTAGCTGGTATTTTAGGAAATGCAGTTGATAAAATAGAAGATTGTGATATAATAGTAGATGATTTAATTGATAGTGGTGCAACATTAGAAAGATATAAAAAGTATAATAAACCTTTTGAAGCATTAATAGATAAACGTATTGAGTACAATAATGAGTGGTTAGTTTTTCCATGGGAAATTAAAGAAGAAGGTGAAGAAACTGTTGAAGACAATGTAACTAGGTTATTACAATATTTTGGAGAAGATGTTACTAGAGAGGGTTTACAAGACACACCAAAACGTTACGTAAAATTTTTTAAAGAGTTTTTAAATCCACCTGAGTGGAATTGTACCACGTTTGAGGGCGAGGGTTATGATGAAATGATTGTACAAACAAATATTCCTTTTCATAGTTTGTGTGAGCATCATATAGCACCATTTTTTGGTTATGGTCATATAGCATATATACCAAATAAAAGAATTGTTGGTTTAAGTAAATTAGCTAGAACATTAGAAACATTTAGTAGAAGATTACAAAACCAAGAAAGAATAACCACCCAAGTTGCAGAATTTTTACAAAAAAAATTAGACCCTAAAGGTGTAGCAGTTGTATTAGAAGCAAAGCACATGTGTATGGAGATGCGAGGTGTTAAAAAGCACGATACATTTACCACAACTAGTAAAATGTCAGGTGTTTTTAAACTACATTCCGACCCAAGAAATGAGTTTTTAAACCTTATAAGAAAAAAATAATCTTTTTTTTTAAAATATTTTTTGTTATTTAAAATATTCTTTATATATTTGTTGTATGTTAAACGATAAAGTATTGAAGAATTGGAGGAAGTCGGGGGCTAAAAGGTTAATGAGTAGCAATACACCATATGTCCAATTCTTTTTTATTTTATAAAAAAATTAAATAAAACAATTATGAAATACACAGAAACACTTATAGAATTATTTTCGGTTGGTTGTATCTTTGATACTGATACAGCAACAATTTATCCAATGGATGAAGATGGTAACCCTGATTATGGTTTACCAATTGAGGTTTATGATGGTGAAGTTAGTGCAGAATTTATTGACACTTTATCAGAAGAAGATTATCAAGTAGTTGAGCCTTTTTTAATATAATAATATGAATGTATATAATTTAGATAACCCAGCTTATTTAGAAGCAAAAGGTTTAGCAAAAGTATGGGAAGCATATTATAAAAACTGTGCTAGTGAAGATATTATGGAACTTGGTTTTAATGCTAACTCAGGTTATGTTTACATAGCTTTAGAAGATAGTGGAATTAGCATTGGTAGTGCTTTTGGTCAAGAGGTTGATTATATAGTTACTGACTTTGAAACTGGAGAAGAATTTTTTGAGGATACATACGAAGATGCTGAAGCAAGGTTAGAAGATATAAATACAAAACATTATGAATAAACTGGTATAGTTGGCTTTTAGTTGTATATTGGTTTTTAAAGGGGGTTTGTTAATCCCCTTTTTTTTTGCTTAATTTTGTAAAATGGAAAAACAACAAAATGCAACACTTAAAAAAGAGGCAATGATTAATGCTTTAGAAAAATCTTTAGGTGTTATTACAACAGCATGTAAGCAAGTAGGTATAGACAGAACAACCCATTATAGATGGTATAATGAGGATAAAAAATATAAAGAAGCATGTGATGATTTAAAAGATGTAACATTAGATTTTGCTGAGAGTCAGTTACATAAACAAATAAAAGAGGGTAATACAACTGCTACAATATTTTTATTAAAAACACTAGGTAAAAAAAGAGGTTATGTCGAAAGACAAGAAATACAACATGACAGTACAATAGAAAGTAAATTAATTGAATGGACACCAGCAACGGAAAAAGACAATTAGTAAAAGAGTATTGTAATAAACAATTTTACCAAGCTAAAAATTCAACACAAAGGTTAAGAATATTTCAAGGGGGAACTAGAAGTGGTAAAACATATTCGTTAATGCAATACGTTTTATACTTAATGACTACCAGTGAAAAAAAACTAACAATATCAATTGTAAGAAAAACACTACCAGCAATTAAAAGGTCTGTATTAAGAGATTTTTTAAATATTAGTAAACAAGTTGGTATTTATTGGAGTGGTTTCCATAATAAGTCAGATAATACATTTACTTACAATGGACATATACTAGAGATGTTTAGCACCGATGATGCCCAAAAAATTAGAGGTTCAGCAAGAGATATACTTTGGATAAATGAGGGTAACGAATTATACTTTGAGGATTACCAGCAGTTGGCAATGAGAACAAGGGATTTTATATTAATTGATTTCAACCCGTCTGACCCAATACACTTTTTATATGACTTAGCAGAACGTAATGATGCTGATTTATTTATAAGTACCTATAAAGACAATAAATTTTTACCAAAAGAGTTAGTAGATGAAATAGAAC